GGCCGGGCGGTGAAGGTTGGTCGCCACATCGGCGGCGACCAACACCGGATCGAGGTCGGCCATCAGCTCTTCTTCGACGAGCGGGTTCCGCCGTTGTCGTCGTCTGACATCAGGGCGGGGACACCGGTGGCGTTCAACTGCACGATGCCCTTTGGTAGGTGAATGGCGAACGCTCCGAGTCCCCACACGGCGATATTTCGGCCGAGCTTTTCGACGTCCTCCGCTTCGACGGCGGCGGGTCCATCTTCGAACCATGACGCGGCCTCCGGGTTCGACACGAACAGTTCGCCGGTCGGCAGATACGGGTCATGGATCACTTCGATCCCGTTGACATTGACGCGCAGCGACGCGGCGTCCGCGGTACCGGAAACGTTGGTGGTGCCGTAAGCGACGGGGAACAGGGTCCCCATCCCGCCGATCTTCACGAAAACATCGGTTGCCGCGAGGGCGAACGCGGCCGGCTGACCGGTCGCGGCCTGCACCGCCACGGACGCGGCGAACAGGGCGGACCGCAACGCCGAACCGGTGGTGTCGGTCGCCACGTCGTACACGAGTCCGATCCCGCCGATCAGCGCGGCGGCGGCGGCGACGTCGGTCACCGCGGCGTAGGCGTTGTACATGATCCGCAGATAGGCGTCGCGGTACGACGGGTCGGAACGCTTGAGAAGCTGGTACGAAACGTCGCTGCCACCGGCGTATGTCTCCAGCGTCTTCGTTCCCTTTTTCAGGTCGACACGGACACTGGTGATGGCGGCTTTCTCAGCGGTCTGTTTGGCAACCAACGTCTTGATGTCACCGTCGAAATAGGGCCAGTTGACATCCATCCCGGACGGGCCGGGGCTTTCGACACCGAACGCCGAAATGGTGGGGCGGCCACGTTCGATGATCCCGAACACCGTCGACAGCCACGACGGCGGCATCACCCCCGGGTTGTTGGTGGTGATCTGATCGGCCAGCGCCCGCTTCAACAGACCGTGAGTTTCGGGGACGACGTGCGCTTCCGCGAACGCGTCGGCCAGCGACCGGAACCGGGCCAACGGATGCCCGGTATCGGTCCCGGCGGTGTGGGCGATGATGTCGCGCCGCACGATGTCGAGTTCGCGGTTCAACACGTCGACGGTCAACACGTCGCCGGCGGGTGGCGGCGTGTCGACGTCGGGCGGCTCAAGGGTCGGGGTGTCGGTGATCGGCATGATGGTTACTCCTGGTGTCGGGTTTTCTCGTACGGCGAGAATCGGTGAGTCGTGGGCGGGTCGGAACGCGAACGCCAAACCGTGCACGATCGACCGGGTACGGGTCAGGATCCCGCCGGCGTCGGCGGCGTCGACGGCTTCGATTTCCATCGACACCGACCGGGTGACGCCGGCGTCGATCAGCGCCAGCGTGTCGTTGCCGGCGATCGTGCCGGGCGGGTACTGCTCGCGGTAGCTGGTGCCGTCGGGGTCGACGACGACACGCGGATCATTCCACCGGCACAACCGGACGGTGACGGTGCGACCGTCGACGTCATGGCCGACGACTTCGACCGGCGCCTCACGCAACAACCATTCGGCCACAGTCAGATCCCTTCGACGTTGGCATCGATCGGCACCGGCGCCGGGTCCGGTTGGGTCGGGAGCCCTTCGAGGGCGCGGACTTCGGCGACAGTGTGGATGCCGGCGGCGATCGACCCGGCATACGTCTCGACCCGCGACGCGAAGTCCATGCGCAGAATCGACGACGTGTCGAACGTCGCTTCCTGGCCGCGTGGCAACAGATCGGTGAACGAGGCTTCGATCCGCGACAAGTAGCCGGGCATCAACGACAGGGTCAGCCAGCGGCGCAGCTCGTCGAGCGTCGTCGAATACGTCAGCGAAGACTGCGCTTCGACGTTGAGCAGGGACGGCGGGATCAGCATCACCCGGGCGGCGACCGCGTCCAAGTAGTTGACCATGTCCAACAGCAGGGCGTCGGCGGCCGACATCGGCGCAAACGTTTCGAGTTCGATCCCGCCCGACAGGAACGCCGGCCGGCGGGCGGCGCGCGCCGCCTCCCATTGCAACATAAACTTGTCGGACTGCTCCTTGGTGTAGCGGGCGGCGTGTTTCAGCGCGTACGGCGGCACCTGGGCGGTTTGGTCGTAGTACGACGACGCGAATTCGTACATGCCGGCCTGCAAACGGGCCAACGTGTCGTAGACGTCGGCGAGCGGCGACGTGCCCGGCGGGCCCGGGTCCGACCGGAACGGGATGTAGCGCACCGTCGACAACGGGGTGTCGACCCCGTCGACCCACACGCGCACGATCTCATCCGACGTTGACGACAACTGCCAGGTGACGCGGGGCCGGTCGACGACACGGATCGCGAGCGGCCACTTGTCGGCGCCGGTGTCGTAGATCCGATACCAACACACCCCATGACGGGACAGTTGGTTGACGATCTTTTCGATCGTCACCCGATAGGGCTCACGCGGATCAGGGCGGCGCAACACTGCCGGCGTCGGCCTGATCCGCGTCACCCCGGTATGGGCGACCATCTGCATAGTCGCGACGACGTCGGCGGTCAGCGTGCGGCCGGCGACGACGGTCGGCAACTTGAAGATGTCGACCGAGTTGAGACGGTCGGCGACATAGGCGGCGATCTGATCTTCAATCGGGGTCGATGTCGGTTCCGACCCGAACGTCCGCGACCACCACCCCATCGGGGTTCAACGTGACGTAATCCGCCCGCCGCTTCAAGCGTCGCCGCAGTTACCGAACCGTCTGGGGTGATTACACCATCCGGGCCGGTTTCGTCGCTCAGAACGAACCACAGAACCCGCGCACCAGGTCACAGCGTTACGACATCGTCAGGCGACGCCGGCGGCGGCGGTGTACAGGGCCGGAATCACGTAATGGGCGAACGTGACCGCTTCGAGCGGGGCAACGTCGGCGTCAGCGTCACGCCGGCCGAACAACCATGCGCCGTCACCGATGACACGGCGTCGGGCGCCGACCACGGCGGCGTCGAGCGACGGATGCGGCCGATGCCGGATCTGGCCGGTGCGGACCGCTTCGACGAGGGCGGCGGCCGCGGCGGTGCAGTCACGCAACGGAAGTTCGGTCAGGTGAACGCCGGCGATCCGGAGCGGTCGGGCGAGGACACCAGCCGGACCGCCGGCATCCAACGCCACGGTAGCGAGATTCCAACGGTCGACGAGTTCGCCGATCCGGGCCGGCGCCCACCCGTGACCGCCACGGAAGTCGACCAGTTCGACGACGGGGGTGCCGTCGACGATGCCGGCGACAACGATCGCCGTCGACGACTGGTCGGGTGAGCAGGCGACGGCGGCGACCAAATCACCGGACCGGGCCCACGTGTCGACCCGGAGCCGATGCCATTGTTCGACGTCGAGCGGTGCCGCGCCGCCGCCGGTACGGTCGGTGATGTTCAGATACACCCGGCGGAACTGCTCCGGGTTGCGGGCGTGTTCATCGGCCAACCAATCCAACGTGATCGTCCCGGCCGGATTCCCCGGGTGCCGTACGGCGGGGTGCGAGTCGACCCACACCGCGGGGTCGTCGACGTCTAGCCCGTCGGCGTCGGCCGACCATTCGAAATAGCAGATCCCGCGTCCCCGGTCGGCCAGGGCGGCGGCACGGCCGACGTCGATCTGATCCGCCCACCACGTCGAATCGATGTCACCCGCGGCGGACAGCACCCACGTCTGGGCGCCGGGTCGGGTCGCCATCGTCGGCCGGGCGGCGACTTCCAGCTCCGACCCACGGGCGCGGGAATGCGCCCACGCCTCGTCGAACATGATCAGGTCGCCGGCCTGGCCGTGCAGCGCGGATGGGGTCGGGGCGAAGATCCGCACCGTCGAATTGATCCGCGGGATCGTGACCGCCTCCGAACCGTTCGCCAGGCGCACCGGGACGTATCCGCCGAGCGGCGACGAGCCGATCAGCGGCGCCCATTCGTCGCGCAGGGTCAACGCGGCGTCGGCGCGCGACTGCGCGGTGTACCACGCCCGGCGCCGGCGACCCGTCATCGCTTTGGACAGCAACACGGCGAGCGTCAACAGGGTCTTGCCGGCCCGGCGTGGGGCGGCGACGATCACCGTCGAGTACACCGGCAGACGGTCGGCGTCGAGTTCGCCGGCGACATCGACGACGTGACGTTGCCACCCCAAGAGGTCGTGTCCGAGTTGGCGGGCGACGACGTCGACGACCGGCCCGGACGTCGCCCGCTCAGGTCGGCGACGGGTCCCGTACCGCGGCGGACAGGTCATCGAGCATCCGGTCGAACGCGTCGACGGTCGTGGTCATGTTCGGGCGCGCCGCTTCGAGCACTTGTAGATGGACGCGGGCGACGTTGCCCAGGGTGTGCTCCGACGATTCGGTGTCCGCTTCGAGCCGGTCGAGCGCGGCGCCGGTCGTGCGGCCCAACACGATGAGGGCGTCGGTGATCGGGTCGGATTGGTCGAGTTCGCGCAGATAGGCGGCGACGCGGTCGATGGCGCGTTCGTTTCGGGCGCGGCGGCGCCGAATCGACCCGAATCCGGGCAGTCGTTCGGCCACCCCGGTAACGGTAATTGGTTACAGGGTCTAGGGGTAGCTGGGGAGAGAGGACGTGGGCGGCTTTCCTCCCTT